CGAGGCCGTGCGCGACGGCCGTGTCGGCATGGGTTCTCCATGATCGCCGTTCCATGGCTTCGAGTCGTTCGAGAGCGTCGCTCAACCGATCCGATCCGGGCAACGCCTGGTGAATAATCCGTCGAACCTCTTCCAGCTCGTGATCTTGCTGAGACCGGGGTTGTACCCCCGTCAATCCCATCACTTGCCGCTGATAGTGATCCCGCGCGGCGCGCAGCTCAGCCATCTGCTGCTGGGCTTGCGCCAACGACTGTTCGGCCGTTTGCTTGGCCTCGGTGGATTCACTGATCCGTCGACGGACCCATTCCGGGGGGTTGTCCTCTGACCAGACCTCGGCTGCCGATTGTGCAGCGGTATCCTCCTGGGACGTCTGGGGGGACTCCGATCCAGCCTCAGGCTGGTCAACGATGTCTTCAGCCACTAGAACCTACCTTTTTGTCATCACGGGTCAAGTTCCCGCGTGGTTTGTGGGTATGCCGAGGTGTCAATTTTTTGACACGTAGGGAGAGTATATCATATTGGGTGGGGTGTGTCAACCTCTTTTATGCGGCCCCGGTTTGCGGGCCATTTCCACTCGGGAGCGAGTCCACCGCTCCACTTTCCTGGTTGGAGTTGGCCAGATCGGTGCCGGCGGTGCCAGTGGCCGCCGGATCGAGCTGCGGTTGGAGATAGGCTTGGTGTTCCTGGAGGTGCATGCTGAGAAGGGTCCGCACCCCCTCAGCCTGTTCCTGGGGAATTTGCACGAGCATTTCCCTGACCTTATCGGAATTCATCCATTTCCGGTTTTCCTGGGCGTGGACGGTGTGGTTGTGCCAGGCTTCCACTCTGAGGGGGTTGGGAGTTTGGGTACTGCCGGATAACGCGCCCTGCACCCACTTTTCAAACGCATCTTGTTCTTGTTGGGCAGACTTCACGTCCTGGTCGAGGCCGGGAATCATGTCCAGGAGGCCAAAATGTCCCATGAGGGACATGCGCTCGTCGGGATCGGCCACATTCAACAATCCCAACCCGTTGGCCTGGTCGATGGCCGCGCGGAGCCCTAATGTGGTCTTGGGCATGTTGGAGCCATCTTCCACCACGACCGAGATCGCGCCTTGAAGTTGAGCATTCTGGAAGGCCTGGAAGGTCCAGCTTCGATTCGGCCCCAACACGCTCTTCACACGCTCTTCCGGGCCGAATTGGCGTTCAAGTTCAATCGCCAGTTTGACCCAATCTCGGTAGGCGCGACTGCGATTTTTCAGGGGGGTTTTGAATCGCGCCTGTGACCGCTCAATCAAGGCTTGAATGGCAGAGAAGGCCTCTACCCCTAACGGACGGTCGCCCTTGACAACATCAAATGTCCCCACCAACTCCTCCGCATCGGCCATTTTTTGGTCGCGGAGCGTGAAGAGGGCGCCGGGGGGTGAGACCCCTTCCAGGCGTTTGGGTTCTCCCAAGCCGCCCGGACCGAGGGGATTCCACTTCACCACCAATCCAGGCTCGCCGGTGAATTTCTCCACCTCCGCCCCTTTCGGCTCCAACCAGACCGGATTGGCCATGCGCTGGATGCTGAGTTGGATATTCGAGTCAATCTGGTTGATTTGGTCCTGGGGGGAGATGAGGACGTCGAGGGCGCCTGAATCCCACACACGACCCCCATACGCCTCAAATCCATACTTCACCCATGGCCACAAGGGCGTTCCCTCAATGTCCACGAAGGGAATGGGACCAGGGAGGCCCTGAGAGGGGTCTTGGATGAGAATGGCCTGCTCGCCATCCCCCACCAGCCGCGCCACGAGGCCTTTTGGATACTCCGCACTGGGTTTGACCCAGACCTCATACTCCTCCACCCCTTCACTGTCCCCATGGGCGCCCGTGGCGGAGGGGACTGATCCTGACGCGCTCATATCAAAATCCGAGGTCTGCGCCAAGGACCGAAAGATTTGCAAGCCCAAATCGAGCGGCGCGCGCTGGAAGGTGATGTTTGGGACCAGATGAGGAAAATGAGCTTCATAATAACTCTTATCCCGCCACCGCTTCCGCACCAGATAGGGCCACTCCTCAAAGCTGTTATAATTCGGCGGGCCACCAACCTCGAACGGACTGACAACATCAGTCGTGCCGCGACCTTTAGGAATCTCCACCCCTTGCGGTTGTCCATGCTGGTCGATGGCCGGCCCAAATTGCTGGCCACCGCAGTGGGGGCAGGTGTCGCCCGCGTCCTCGATCTCATCCGGGAGCGCATCTTCCCCGCACTGCAAACACCGCTGCTCTTCAATGAAGATGGTGCCGTGCACCACACTCCGATCCCACCAGGGGTGGAGGAAGACACAGCCACAGGTGAGCATCCAGTAATCCCCGATGCTGAATTGCTGATCCATGCGGTGCTCTTCATGAATGAGGGGGAGCTGTTCATCAGCGACGGCGGCAGCTTGGACATTCTCCGGCTCATTCCCGTTTGGGCGGATCAAGGCGGCGAGTTCCGCCGAGGCAAACATCGCCCGGATCGACACCAGCGCCGTCCGCATGATGTTGGTGACGGGTTTGGGAATCCACTTCGCCAACTTCTTTTCCCGCCAGTGGCGGGTGTTCTTATCCCACCAAATCCATTGTCGGTTCAAGACATAGGAAATCACCCGCTGCCACTGACGCTCAAACGTCCAATGGTCACGAAACGCTTCCTTCCGCGCGTGGGCGGCAAAGTGTTGAATCGCCTTCAGATCCTGGTAGGGATCGCTCTCCGCTGTCTGAGGATTCGGGGGCATGGGCACTCTCAGGGACATCCAGGGTGATCTTCACGCCGGTCTCTTGACGATGGGTGGAAAAGGTCATCGCGGGATCGATCAGGGCCAAATTCTCGTCCCCAACCTGGATCATCCCATCACATTGAATCAACAACCCCAAGATGATATACGACAACATCGCGTGTGATTCTCGCAAGCGTAGAATGAGATCCTCACGCGCTTTTACCGCTTTCGTCAGTTGCCGACGACTCGGCTTTTTCTCCATCTACGCCTCCGATTGCTCGCGCTCGTCAGGATCGAGGAAGTCGGGCGCGGGGTAGGTTTCGGTCTCGGGCGTGCCTACCCCGATGGTGGGGACCGAGACATTGACATCCAACTCCTTGGCGACCAGTTGGGAATAGATGTATTCCAACTGGTTCACGCGGCGAATCAAAAACCGATTCATCTCCTGGAGCTGCGCGATCATCCGCGTTTGATCGTTGACCTGCGTGTTGTAGGTCTGGCGTTCTTCAACGAGCCGCCGATACTCCCGAGGTGATAGCCACATATTAAGGCTCCTTGATGGAGTCGATGGCGTTCTGGAGGGCCACGACCGCGTCAATGACCTTCCTGACCGCCTTGTTGACCTTTTCGTCGTCGATCAGATCTGCGTCCATTGCCCCCTCGATAAGGGGCAAGACATCGCGCACCAGATTCACCGCTGCCTCTTGCTTATCCTTCCCCGTGGCGGCCGTCACCAACCGCTCCACCTGCTGGATAGCGGTGATGATGAGGGGGAGGAGTCTCAATCCCACAGTCAACCATGCCATGATCTGGCTCCTTAGTAAAAAAATTCCCCAACCGGATATTCCTCCACCGGGCGAAGAGAGTCAGCAGTGGGTTGGAATCGGCGCTTCTCTGCCCAATAAAACCGCTCTGCACCCTTGGGGAGGGGGTCAGTGACGAAATTCCGCCCAGAGGTAGTCTTTTTCTCGCCGGGTTCCTGGGGGAAATGCTGGCAGACATAGCGGACACAATCGCAGAGGTCGTCCTTTAACTTGTGGGGTCGGAGGTCCCCCACCTGCCCATCAGCGCGTTTCGTATCCGCCCACCGATAGGCTTGCATTTCGTCGATGAGTTTGGGAACACGGCGTTGGATGAAGAACATCCGTCCTTGTTCCAACCAGGTGGTGACTCGATCAATGCCTGCTCGAACCGATCCAGGTCCAGCTTCAACTTGTGTAGCAAAAATCCCATGCTGCGCAAGCTCAATCTGATCCTGTTTACGTGCGCGGTCAATGACATAGAGGACGTTGGTGGCGCCATGAGAAATCCTCTTGATACAGGCTTGGTGGTAGGTGATGGGTTGGGTCACTTCTCGGTGCTCCCCGATCCACACCAAGCCTTTTTCTGTCAACACAGCGCAGGCGGCGGCGAAGGGATGCTCGGCGCCCGCGCCAGGATCGACCCCGATCAAATGTCGGCGTTGGGGGTCGATATGGCCGTGTGTATCCCACTCCGGAATGATCTGTCGAATCTCCTCATCGGTGCGAAGGATGTGTTGCGACACCACCGGACCGTAGATGGCGCCACGAAAGTTGACAAAATCCGCCTCCCATTCCTGCTGAAACATGGCCGCGCTCATGGTCGCGCGGGCTTCGTCTACCTCCGCTTGTTCAATGGTGGGGTTGTCGATGGTGTGGTATTTACAGGCCCAGTAGCCTGGATACTGCCGAATAGCTGCCATTTCCCACAAACGATGATAGACCCAATCAAAACCTTTCGGGGTGGTAGTGAACCAGGCGACACCTTTATGCTCTGCCAGCGCGGGGCGGATAATATCCCAGGCTTCCTCCTGCATCTCGGCCGCCTCGTCCATCCAGAGCCAATGGAGGCCCGGTCCACGACCTCGATCCGGATCGTCCAGTGACCGGCCCTGAATGATGCTCCCATTCTTGATTCTCAACTCTTGGTGAAGTTCGGACCAGGATTCGATCCAGTCGCGGGGGATTTGGGATTCAATGGCAGGCCACACATAATCGTGAAGTTTGGGGTAGGTGGGAGCGCAGACCCACCCGCGCGTGCCGGGGGTGGACGCTTCAATCATGGAGGCAAGGGCGCCGGCGCGCGTTTTCCCCCCGCGCCGACCGGCCACGAGGGTAAGGCGGTGATAGGCGCGTTTGGCTGTGACGGGAATCTCCTTCTGGCAGGCCTGGCATGGGCCGGGGGTTTGCTGTCGCTGACAGGTTGGGCAGAGGCGCTGGCGGAGCGCGTGGAAAAATGCCTCCTGATAGGGATTACTCAGAAGTGGTTGAATGTGTGGCGGTCCCGACTTAAACCGGGCCATGGTGTATCCGATCCACAATGGCGAGCCCCACCACAATCACGATCATCCCCACCACCACACCGGAGAGAAAAAGATTACTGTGCTGTCGCATCAATCATCTGGGGGGCGCCGACCACATTGGCAGACTTCAACTCGATCGGTCGCCCGCCTTCTTGAAAGACCACCTGGAGGGCTTGAATCCCCACCTGACCGTCCGACTTTTGGGCGGTGTGAGTTTTGAATACCCCCAAGCCTTTCAGGGTTTCAATCGCCATCACCTTATCGCCCTCTGCCAGGCGCTCGATGATGACTTCAGCCGCCATCGGCGCGGCCTCGGTGGTGAGGCGGGCTTCGGTGTCGGACAATTGCCCCTGCTTTCGCAGCCGGTAGAGGGTTGAGCGGATCGCCATGGGGGTGACTTCCTTCCCCTCTTGAAGGCTCAACTCCAGGGCCATTTGCTTCCTGGTGTAGCCCAAGGCGGCCATCTCGATGATCTTGGCGAGGCGCTTCTTGGCAGCACCGTTGCGGGGACGGCGACCGACATTATGCTTATTTCCTCGTTGGGTGAGGGCGTGGGCGGTGCGGTCGCCTCGGTTGGCTTTGGGAATTTCCCCGGTCTGGAGTTTGCGGACAATCTCCTCCTGCCGCTTTTTGTCCATCATTGGGAGGAGTATATCATAAAATGGGGTGGGTGTCAAATGTTTGACAGTGTGGCAATAGGGCGTGGCAGGGAGGGGGGCGAAAGTCCGGCGAGGAAAAATTTCGGCGGGCATTG